AGAGACAGTGTAGGTTTAGCACTTGCGGCTGACATCAACACTAGGATCGACTACGTTCCCGCTAAAGCATCGCACCTAATTTTAGGTACTATGTCAGGTGGTTCAACTGTGATCGACGCAGACGGTGTTGTAAAAGTGGAGGTTACAGAGTAATATCTGTTACCCCTCACAGGCACACACACGACAGGCCCTTCGGGGCCTGTCTTCTTTTATATCCACTAAATAACATTAAAGGATCCAACACAAATGGCTGAAACGCAAGTATCAATATCAAATCAATCACTGACCAAATGTGGTGCTGGCACCATATCAAGTTTCACGGATGGCACCAACGAGGCCAACGTCTGTTCAATCATGTACCAAACAGTCAAGAAAGGACTGTTGTACTACACGTTCTGGAACTTCGGCATGGAGAAACAGGCACTGAACAGATTGAATGAAACACCAACTGACAAGAAATTCCTATACGCACACAGCCTACCAGGCAACATCATCAGGATCAAGGGTTTCTTTGACACGGAGGGACTGTACCAGGAAGACTACAGCGTGGAGGGACAGAAAGTGTTCTCCAACCAACAGACCCTTTTCATAGAATACGTACAGAACATGGACGAGGACAACATGCCCCCGTTCTTCATAGAGGCACTGGTTGCCAAACTGGCACTGGAGATCAACGAGGCCATCACGGGCATAGGATCACTGACCACTAGGCTGGCCAATGACTACGAATCAAAACTGCGAGCGGCCAGGATAGCGGACGGTCAGGAGAACCCACCAACCAACATCATACCAGTGGGTAGATACGTTGAAGCACATCTAGGTAATGCTAGTGTCACCACAGGAAGATTGAGACACAGCAGGACTTAATGGATGACGATAAGACGTGTAACGCAGACAAACTTCACACAGGGACAGGTAGGACCATACCTATTCGGTAGGGGTGACACACCAATCTACGGGGCAGGGCTAGAGACCTGCGAGAACTGGCTGATACTGCCGCAGGGTGGATTACAGAAACGCAAGGGTTTCCAGTTCATTTCAGCGGATCCAGACAACACCAACACACCAGATGGTAGCACACCACTGACCACCACGGGCTTCCACGCACAGTCAAGACTGATACCTTTCAAGTTCTCTGACGGACAGGAGTACGTGCTGATATTTGAACCAGCGGATTCTGGACTGGGCACCACTGCCAAGATACACATCTACTACAACGACAGCAGGATCAAGGTGCTGACCAACGGGGTGGACGGCAACGTTTTCCCGATCACCACCAGCAACATCTCACAGATCAGATACGCACAGGCCTTTGACTACATGATCCTGGTACACTCAGACATCAGGCCCATGGAACTGATCAGGGGTGCCACCAACACGGACTGGACCTGTACCTACATAGATTTTGATCACGTGCCACAGGCCAACTTCAACTTCGATGCCACGCTGACACCAGCGTCCACATCAGGCAACAACACAAACTTCACGCTGGCCGGAGGCACATATCGTTGGGTCAATTCCTCTTATCCAAACGGACACGTGGGAATGAGACTGTTGGTCAACGGGGGCATGGCCGAAATAAAAAGCATTTCGTCAGACACAGTGGCAGTGTGCGAAGTGATCTACGATCTAGTGGACACGGAGACCGCGCAGGGACACGAATGGGAGATAGATGCTTTCTCAAACCTTTCAACATCATTGGGTGGGGGCTGGCCTAGGTCGGTCACGTTCCACCAGAACAGATTGATATTTGGTGGTAGCAGGGACAAACCACAGACCATATTTGGATCACAGTCAGCGGACTTTTTCAACTTCGACAACTACACCAGGGTCGTGGATGGATCAGGCAACGTCACTGGAGAGATCACGGATGACGCGGGCATCCAGTTCACCATAGCGTCAGACCAACTCAACATAATCAGGCACTTGGTGTCACAACAATCACTGTTCGTTTACACATCGGATGGAGAGTTTGACATGTCAGGAGAGCCTGTTACACCTTCCAACGTGCTTGTGAGACAACAGACCAGGTACGGTGTGGATGGCAACATCATGACACCCGTGGTGGTTGACAACGAGGTGCTGTTCGTGGCCAAGGGTGGCAAGCAGTTACGTGCTTTCGTTTACAACTTCAACACTGACGCGTACTCGGCCAAGAACTACTCACTGGTACACCATGACATCATACAGGATGCCACCAAACTGGCCTACCTGACCAACTACAACAACACCAACACCAACTACGTTTTCGTCGTCAACGGTGACGGGGACCTGTGTGTGCTGGGTGTCAACACAGAATTCTCGGTTGTGGGATGGATGAAATGGAACACAAATGGTAATTTCAAGGACCTGTGCGTAGTGGATGACAACCTGTACGCACTCACACAGAGATACGACAACGACGGATCAACACTGAACACTGGAGTTTTCCTAGAAAAACTGACCACGGAAGAGATATACCTAGACAGTTTCCACAGCACGACTGCCACAGGATCAAGTTTCACGGGGGCACAGGGACTGGAAGGACAGACGGTGAACGTGGTAGCGGACGGACTGATACACCCAGACGTCACTGTTGATGCGGCCGGTAATTTCACTTTGTCACGTACCAGCAGTAGCACACAGGTGGGATTCAACTACACAGCCACTGGCAAGACACTGCCACTGGTACTGAACATAGGTGGCACAACCAGTCTAGGAGAGAAAGTCAGGAAGGTTTTCGCGGAGATACAACTTTACGACACAAAAGCATTCAAGGTGGACAGCATCACCGTCCCTTTCAGGAACTTTGGTAGCACACTGCTCAACCAGAGCATCACAGGTTACACGGGACAGAAACGCATTAGGTTAAGCGGATACACGACAACACCACAGGTCACTTTCACGAATGACGCACCACTGCCGTCAACCCTTTTAAGTATCACTAGTGAAATCAAATTATCAACAGGAAGACTACAAGAAGAAGGTTAGGCAACCAGTCAGACACGATCTAAACTTTGAACACTACGAATACGTTATCAACAACTGTAGGAAGGTGGATGAATACGAAATCATGCTGATGGGCTACACCAAACCGAGACTGATCCGCAAGTTCGATGACCTCGAGGGGGGTGTCACGGGCACTTACCATGGAACACCTTTCCTGGCCGCGGGCACACACGTGCTGGCCAAGGAGTGTTGGTACTGGTTCATAGGCACACCGCTGGCCAATGATTTCTTCGTCAGGATATCAAAGGAGGCAGAGAGATTGATACGCGACAGCATGGAAAAACACCCAGACAAACGACATCTAGTACAGGTCTGGTCCAAGCACACACAGAGTGTGGCATGGCTAAATATGTTAAAATTTAAAAGGATTTCCAGTTACTACCAAGGTAGCGAGGAGATTTTCATAGTAGAGAGGAAAAGAAATTAACCTTATGTGTGCTCCAAGGAATGATCTAGCAAAATTAGCCATAATCGGTGCCGCGGCATATGCCACTGGTGGTATATCACTGGGATCCACAGCGGCAACCACTGCCAGGGAAGCGTACATCATAGCCAACTCTGGTGCCACAGCTACAGCATCAACAACATCAGTTTTAACAACATTATTGAACACTGCCAGGACTGCGTTGCCCATCATTGGTGCGGCTGGTAATGTGTACAGTGGTTACCTACAATCACAGATCTTGAAACAACAAGCAGGGGCAATTGGATACGAGATAGCGGCAGAAACAGATGCTTTTGCCATGAGGAAAGCAATCAAACGTAGGGAAATGATCAAAGCCATAGGCAAGCAAAATGCTTTGTATGGCAT